TTTGGTTAAGCTGATTGGTACTTCTGCAGTAGAGGCTAACAATGCTACTTACTATGGTAGTACTGCTACTTCTATCACTTCTGCTAACGTGGTAGCTATCGTAGATGCTTTGTATCGTGCTATCCCTGCTACTGTTGTAGCTAAGGATGATATGACTATCTTTATGTCTCAGGATGTATTCCGCACTTATACCATCGCTCTGAAGAACGCTAATATGTTCAACTATAGCTTCGATGGTAAAGCTGATAGTGAGTTCGTTCTTCCCGGTACTTCTATCAAGGTAGTAGCTACCCCCGGTCTGAATGGTATTAGCAAGTTGTATGCTGCTCGCCTTTCTAACCTGTTTCTCGGAACTGACCTTCTGAACGAAGAAGAGCGTTACGAGTTGTTCTATGCTAAAGAAGCTGACGAAGTTCGCTTCGTAGCTGAATTCAAGATGGGTGTGAATGTCGCCTTCTTGGATGAGGTTGCTTCTTTTATCATCTAATAAAACGGGGGAGGTAACTCTCCCCCACTTTTTTTAACTCGTTTAATTAACTCAATATGCCGTGTGCTTTAACTCAAGGATACACTCTGGATTGTAAGGATAGTTTGGGTGGTATCAAAGCCGTATGGATGATTGAATCAGGTAATGTTACCGCAATCACCGAGGCTTCTGGTATTGTTTCTGCTATCACTAAATCAGCAGGGAAGGTATTCCGTAAATATGAGTTGGTTAAGAATACAGGCTCTTTGACTGAGACTATTACTGCTTCTGTAGAAAACGGAACTGTATTTTATGCTCAGGAATTGAGTATCGTACTTAACAAACTCCAAGCGAATACTCGTAATGAGATTCTGCTTTTGGCTCAAAACACTCTGTTGGTTGTTGTTCAAGATGCTAATGATAAGTATTGGCTTTTGGGTCGCACTCAGGGTTGCGATGTAACAGGCGGTACCGCTGCTACAGGTACTGCTCAAGGAGACCGTAATGGATACACTATCACTATCACAGGAAGTGAGAAACAACTCGCTCCCGAGGTTAATAGTGGTATCATTGCAGGTTTGACTTCCTAAGCTTTCGTGGCTCGTTATAGGTAGGTAGAGAGCCGTCTCCTTCGGGGGGCGGTTTTTCTTTTTGGGAAAAAACTCAGGAAAATCTATTTATAGGTATGATTCACTTTACTAAGAGTTCGACTTCTACGGTTGTGCTTACATTAACTGAAAAGCAAACTTTGACGAATCCGAATTATTTATTTTGGTTTAAGAGCAGGGGTACGAATCAAGAGGTAAAATTTGTAGTTCTAAATGCTGCTGATTTATCTGCTCACAAAGAAAGATATAATGAGTTCGATATCGTAGTGAATACTCATTTCGGCAGTTCACCTGAAGGTGATTGGGAGTATAAGATTTACGAGCAGACATCTACCACTAACTTGAATCCTGCTTTAGCTACGACTCTTCTTGAGACTGGTATTATGCGGTTAAATGATTTAGGTAATTTGTTGGAGGTGAATATTTATAGTGAGGACTTGAATGCTGAACCTGTTGCGGCTTATGAGGTTAGCGATGAAGACTATAGCGGTTACTTGGTGAACAATCCCGATAATACTATTATCGTGCCTGATTTGCCTGATAACTCGTTTATTTCGAATGATACTGACAATACATTTATTACTTTATGATGGACAATATTGTGATATTAAGTTTCGCTGAGGCGAAGCAGCCTGAGTACCGGGAGAAAAAGGGGCAGGGGTATATTGAGTTTGGAGACAAGAATGATTACCCTCAGTATCTCTTGGGGCTTTACAATAAGAGTGCGAAGCATAATGCTATCGTACGAGGTAAAGTCAACTACATTATCGGTAATGGTTGGCAGTCAGAGAATGGAGATGCTCAGGCAGACTTATTCATTAAGAGTCCGAATCCTTACGAGAATTTGGCTGACTTAACTCGTAAAGTAAGTATCGATATCGAAGTTTTCGGCGGTGCTTATATGGAAGTTATTTGGTCTAAGGTAGGAGGAGTTCTTGCTGAGGTTTGTCATATTGACTATACTAAGATTCGTTCTAATAAAGACAATACTCAATTCTGGTATAAGAATGATTGGGCAGATAGAAAAGAGGAGCCTAAAGTTATTCCTGCATTTAATACTCAACAAAGAACAGGTAAGCAGATTCTCTATGTAAAAGAATATCGACCCGGGTTAGATACTTATGCTCTTCCGGGCTATATGGGTTCTTTGAATTATATTGAGAGTGATATCGAAGTAAGTAAGCACGTTTTAGGTAATGCACAGACAGGGTTCTCTGCTTCTAAATTGATTACTCTTCCTAATGGTGAGCCGAGTCCCGATGAGAAGCGGAATATCGAACGCAGATTTACAGAAAGGTTTAGTGGTTCTGACGGAAAGAAATTTATTTTGTCTTTCGTACAGGATGCTGCTAAAAAGCCGGTAGTAGAGGATTTAGGTGCTTCTGACTTGACTAAAGAAGATTTCGGTCAGGTAGACCAAATGATTCAGCAGAACATTTTCGCAGGGCATCAGATTACTACTCCTTCTTTGTTCGGTATTTCTACTCCCGGTTCTTTGGGTACTCGTACTGAGATGCGTGATGGGTATGAGATTTTCAAGAACACTTACGCTAATGATAAGCAGCAGTTCTTAGAATCCATCTTTAACGAATTAGCTACTCTTCGTGGGGCTACTTCTGAGATTAGTATCGTACCTATCGAGCCTATTGGTTACGAGTTCAGCGAAGCTACTATTGCTGCTAATATGACTCAGGATGAGATTCGTGCAAAGATGGGTTTACCTCCGTTGAATGCTACTCCTGCACAGAATCCCGTACAGGCTCCAGAGCCTACTCAGGCGATGATTAACGAGCATCTGAAAGGTATGAAGGGTCGGGAGTGGCAGAACTTCCAACGGATTATTCGTGAGTATAATAAGGGTAAGATTACTCGTGAGCAAGCGGCTCAAATGCTAAAGAGTGCTTACGGACTTGGAGAAGAGGAGTTAGCTACTTGGTTAGGTGCTGATGAGTTCTCCGATAATATGGATGCGGTTATTCAAGTATTTAATGAGTATGGACAAAGTATTGATGATTTCTCTGTATTCGCTTCTCGTTCTGTGTTTAGCTCAGATAAAGTTGAAGAGGCAGAATCTCAATTCTTCGCAGAAGTAATCGACAATCCGTTAGATAAAAAGATTCTAAATACTATTTCTAAGAATAAAGGTATTTTGGCTGAGGATATTGCGAAGGCATTGAAAGAGGATTTAGTAGTAATTCAGGAACGAATAAACATCCTCGAAGAAAGTGAGGTGTTAAAAGTCGATGTGAAGACAGGAGTCCCGAAGCTGACTAAGCCTCTTGCTGAGATTATAGATAAGCCCGTAAAGACTACCTTTCTGGTAAGGTATCAATACGATTGGAAAAAGATTGTGCCATCATCTGAGAGGAATACTTCGGCTCATCCTTCTCGTCCTTTCTGTGCTAAGTTAATGTCTTTGAATAAGCTCTATACTCGTAGTGAAATTGAGCAACTGACTCAGCGGTTAGGGTATTCTGTTTTTGATAGAGCAGGTGGATGGTGGACTATGCCTAACGGAGTTCATTCTCCTTCTTGTCGGCACGAGTGGGTAAGTAAAATCGTGGTAAAGAAAAATAAGTAAAATGAGTAGGAATATACTTTTTATATCGGTCCAGACTATTAAAGACAGAACAGGACTTCACAATAATACGGATGATAAGCTAATCAATCCTGAGATATTGACGGCTCAGGATATGTATATTCTTCCTGCTCTCGGTTCTGCTTTATACGATAGGTTGCAGGATGGGATTATGAATCAGGATTTGACCAATGACGAGTCTGCTCTTATCGATACATATATTACTCCTTGCTTGGTTTATTATGTGATTAGTGAGCTTCCTATGGGTCTCTCCTATCAGTTCTATAATAAGGGTACAATCCGCAAGAGTGGAGAGGGGCAAGATAATCCATCGGCTTCTGAGTTGATTGATGTAGCTGATAGATATAAGGCACGAGCTGAATTCTATAAGCAAAGATTGGTTAAATATCTGCACGAGAAGTCGGGTCAGAATATGTTCCCCGAGTACAATAATCCGGGTCAAGGAGTGGATACTATCATTCCTGATAATGAAGCATATACTACCACTATTTGGCTTGGAGATGATGATTGTTGCAGAGGTAAATCTTTTGAAGAAAAATATCAAGGTAACCTAAATAGATGCTGTGGCAAATAAAACTTATTCTTTAAGGAATCAAAAGAAACTTAAAGTATATTTAGAAAAGCAAGACAATGACTCTAAACAACATAGTACAGACAATAACGAATCTCGGAAATGCTCATCAGCAGATAAAGAGTGTTTACTTCGGAGACTTGGCAGACTACCTAAGTCGAGGAACTGAGAATATCTATCCTTCTCTTTATTTTGATTTGACAGGAGGTAATATTGCCGAGAAGAGTCTTGTCTTAAATTTTTCTTTGTATTTCTTTGATAGGATGTTACACGAAGAGACAAATGAGACCGAGGTAATGAGTGATATGTTGGAGGTTTGTCAGGATATTATTGCTCAGTTGAGGCATAATAATTTTGAGTTTGATGAAGGATTAAATGTCACATTAAGTTTCTTCACCGAGTATACTCCTGATCTATTAGCAGGTGTTCGTGCTGACATTACTTTAGATCTTCCTTATTTGGCAAATCGTTGTGTAGTTCCATCATCTTATTCTTATCCGAGTTAAAAAATAAAAGATGCCTAATAAAAAGATAAATGAGTTAAGTGTAAGAACTCCATCTCTCAATGATTTAATGATTGTTGGAGACCCATCGACAGGTTATTCTTATAAGGCTACCATTAACGCATTAGCGACATTTGTAGGCAATAATTTGCAATTTGGAAACATAGGAGGTATATCTCTAACAAATCCTACTAATGGTCAAGTATTGCAGTTTAATGGCACTTCTTGGGTAAATGCTTCTCTTAATTTATCGAATTGGGATACTGCTTACAATAGAAGTTTGGTTAGTGCCGGTGTTAGTGGAACAACTACAAAGACATTGACTTTAACCAAGCAAGATGGTTCTACATTAACTGCTACTTGGAGTGACTTAAATACCGATGCCGTTACTTCTGTTTTTGGTAGGACAGGATCAGTTGTAGCTACTGAAGGAGATTATAATTTGACTCAATTAGGAGATGTAACTTTAACTACTCCTTCTACCAATCAGATATTACAATACAATGGTACGGCTTGGGTAAATGCTACGATAGTAGATGCAGGTATTACTTCTTTGAATGGACTTACGGCTTTAACGCAGACATTTGCGACAGGAACAAGTGGGACTGATTTTGCGATTTCATCTACTACTTCTACTCATACATTTAATCTTCCTACTGCTTCGGCTGCAAATCGTGGAGCTTTATCTTCTGCTGATTGGACTACATTCAATTCAAAGGTAGGCGGCTCCGGCACTACCAAC